TTTTTTCTTCATAATACCTCCAAACATTAGGAGACCATTTTTGAAGTTCAGGAGCAATTGCATCGCAAAGTGCTTGAATTTCAATTTGAGCATCAAGTTTGGAACGAAGATCCATAAAGTGAAGAACTGAACGAAGATTAAATGAGACTACAAAGTTTTGACGAATTGCCTGAGGAAGATAATCACGAATATGCTCTTCACACATACCTTGCTCATAATACTCAGAATACTCCTCACACTCACTCAGAATGCGCTCTAACTTGCGTTGTCGGTGCTCTTCGGTCCATTCATACTTCTTACCCTTACGGTTAGTGTAGAACCCCTCAGGGCGCACATAGAATACTTCTTCAATATCAAGTTCACGCTTGGCAACTTTGAGAACACGCTTTCCTGTATAACGCTGAGACTGGACATCCCAACTGGTTCCAATACGGTGAGTTCTTGCCTGAACGATAACATTATGAACAAATCCAGCACAAGAAAAAGTAATACCAGGATGCTCTATTGGACCCCAATGCCCCCTCTCATTAGCTAGCAATTGCTCAACAATCCACTGACCACATTCATGATGGTTGGGAACTGGAACATTATGAATTGGAACTTCAGAATAATCGCCCTTTCCTGCTTGCCAAATAACTTGTTCTGGAATTGGATATCCCTGAAGTTTAACAACTTCAAGCCTTTTATCCAGTTCAAGAAGGTCTTTTGCTTTAATAGGTTTCATTTCTTTCCAAATCCTTTTGATGTTTGTGCTTCTAACTCTTTGATTTGTTCTTTTACAGCACGAAGTTGTGCTTTCATTTCTTGAATTTTGTCATCATTATAAAGATGGTCTTGTTTAATTAACCTTTCAAGAAGTTTTACAAGTTTCTTTGCTCTTGATGTTTCAGTCATCTAAATCAGAATCCTCAAAAATTTCATCGTAATCTAAAAGTGGTCTTTTTCTCACATCTGGTTCTATATGTTTGTAAGCAGAAACATCAGAATATACTTCCGCTTTCAGAGAATCAACCAATAATTCAAGATTACGGACGATTAGTTTTAGTTTTTCTTTGTCCATAAGATACCGTTCTCTCTCAGGATTTTAGCATAAAAAAAGGGGGGAATCAACCCTCCTAATTAAATTACAAGTTATTCAACATCTCTCGGCATATCCTTTTACAACTCTGTTGTTCTTCATCACATTCAATTAAACAATTAAAGTAGTCGTTAATTAATTCGTTTTGTTCGTTACATCGGTCCACAGTATCCTCAAATTGTTTCCATCCAGCTAATTGATTGTAAGAAATTAAGTTGTGCATAATGACCTCCACGCACAAAGAATATCATAACAAAGAATTTTCGCTCATTTGTATGACCTCATTATTCTAGTACTATCTATATGATTTGTGTGAGTTTCTTAACAATAATTTATGCCTACGAGTTTATACCTACTAAAAAAGAGGGTTTCCCCTCCCCATGTTACTTATAAATCCACTGAATGTACAGGGATAATATAGTAATAAAAGTAGCAGATGCCACTGTAATTTGTGCGATGATTAGCATCACTTTGCACCTGCGTTTACAAGCAGTGCTTTATGACGACGTTGCTCTTTTTGTTTCTGCTCTTTAATGAGTTGTAGGAAGTTAAGTTTTTTCACTTATGCCCCTCCTTTACAAACTTAACACCACGATAGGTTTCGTTGTATTGTTGGGGTTGTTGCATCATCTGCTGTTGATATGCAATACGCTTTTCAGTATCGTATTCAATACCACGGTATACGACTTTAGACATTAGGTTTTCTCCTTAATTTTGAGGCTAAAGAGCGTTCCTTCAGTCGGCTTTTGCGTCTATAGAGCATCCTTTTTTAGTAACTTGCTTAATTTCCCAAACAATATCATTACGTTGTTGGGCAGTCAGTGTTTGATTAGTATTAACTCTACCAATCAAAAACTGTGCTTGTATGCAAGTTAAAAAAAGTACTTCCATAGATGAACGTTCCGTTCCGAGTCGGCTTACTTCCGTCCTATTAAGTTTTAGCACCTTGTTATAACATCCTTTCGGAGTTCTAATAGCAATCGGTCTTCTATTCTTTGAATAACTACATCGTTGTTTTTAACGATGTCCATTAGTTCCCACGCTGCGTCACAACTAATTCTAACTGGAGGTTCAGTTGCAATAAGTTGTGGCGTAGAAAAAGAAAGAAGTGGAACCCATGCTAAAAGCAAAAGTGCTTTAGTCATAGGATGAACGTTAGAGGATTATTATACCTCTATTCATTGTATATAGTCAATCACTTTTGTAACATTTTATACTATTAAATTAATTATCTATTTTAATCAACACATCTTTTTCTGGAAGATAAAGATATTCAATTTCACTATTATTGAGGGACCAGATAGCTTGTTCAAAAGTTTCAACTAATGGATAACCAGCAATATTGAATGAAGTATTCATTAACATTGGAACATTAGTCTTTTTATAAAATTCAAGAATAAGATTATAAAAATGATAATTTTGTTCTTCGGTTACTGTTTGAATCCTACAAGTATTATTTACATGCACTATTGATGGAGCTTTTTGAATACAAATATCATTTACATTTACGGCATATGACATATATTTACTTTCGTTTAAATATTTAATATCAAACCAATCTTTCACATGCTCAAATAAAACTGTAGCGGCAAATGGTCTAAAATTTTCTCTTTTTTTAATTTTATTAACTATATTACTTCCATTTTTAACTCTTGGGTCAAAAAGCAAAGATCTATTTCCTAGAGCCCTTTCACCAATTTCTGATTTACCTTGAAATATCGCTACAATATTTTTTTTCATAAGTAAATCAACTACTTCTTCATAACTAACTTTTGTATGATTATACCTATTATAGTTAATTTCAGTTTCACCAGTTCCCAAATATACATTGGATATTGTATTTGGTATCTCTTTTGTTTTTTTGTAATATTCAAATAAACAACTACCTAAACTTGTTCCTTTATCAGAACAAATTGGATCAATATGAAAGTTTAAATGTGGAAACTTTTCTATACAATTAAAATTAGAAACACAGTTAAGAAAAACTCCTCCACTAAGAACAATATTTTCAATTCCTGTTTTTTCAGAATATATTTTTATCAATTCACATACTCTGTTTTGTAATTTTATTTGCAATTCATAAGACTTATCTACATTTTTTTCCCATTCCTTTGTGGTATAAGGAAATTGTAATTTTTTCTTATTATTTTTATACTGGCTAAGTCCCATTACTTTTCCAGCATCTGCCCAATTAAATCCCATCTCAACGCTTAATTTTTCAAATTCTAAACCAATACCACATTCAGATGTTATATTATTGTTATTAAAAGTTTTTAAATTTTTTGAGCGATAAAAATATCTTTTATGAAGAGTTTTTTTAAATTTTTTATTTTCAAACAAAAAAATGGATTCTATTTCAGAAATATCAGGATTATAAAGAATCGAACCATTTCCGTCCATTACAAAACATAGTGCATTATCAAATGTAGATGTATAAACTCCAGTATGTGCATGAAGAATATGATGATTACAATGATTAATTTTTATTTTTTTAAATTTATAAGAATATTCCAACAAGAACTTGTTAATATCATAAACTTGATGTCTATAACTATCATGATTAGAAAACTTATCAAAAATATCAATCACTAAAAAATCATACGTATCTTTTTTATTAGAAAAATATTCTATAAAAAATGATGATATTATATTTGATTTTTTAATTCCCGTTTTTCTTTCTGATTGAATACACTCAATGATATTTCCATTTTCAATTATTGAGAAACTACTATCATGGTAATTGATTGACAAAGACACTATTTTCATGATTTCCAAATTTAATTTTAATTTTAATTACCTTTCAATATAACTTAAGGTATGGCGTCCAGAACTTAACTGTTCTATTATAATATCACACCCAATCTTGGGATTACAGTCTCCACAAGTGTAAACATCACATGCAGCTTTACCTTCTTCTGGCCATGTGTGAATACTAATATGGCTTTCAGAAAGTAAACAAAGTACAGTCACTCCTTGCGGTTCAAACTTTTTAAAGATAGTCTGACAAACAGTTGCACCACTTGCAGCAGCTGCGTTCTCTAACAAGTCAATAAGAAAATGCTCATCATTTAAATGAACGAATGAGCATTCGTAAAGGTTAAGAAGATAATGTTTACCCATTCTACATATACTACTTTCTTTTTTTTCTCTCTGTTTGTTTATATCCCCATAATTTTGGATTTGTCCTTCCATATCCAAAATCTATTTTTTTAACTGTTCCGGGACCAAATTTATCATAATATAAATCAAAAATATTTGTTCTAGTTCCCCTACAAAGATCCATGTAGTTTTTACCTTCTACTTGATACCAAATTAAATAGGCATCATTTGGAAAAGAACTATCCTTTGCTTGTTCTATGGTTGTATTTTCTAATATGATTTGACACCCATATCGAGGAGGAATTGTATTTTTTTCTTCTTGAGTCCACTCCAAAATGACCTCCTTTTCAAATGCCTGTTTTAAACTATTCACGAACGACCTCCCCATTTAATATCTGGATAAGCCTCGCTTACTACTTGTTTGCTAATTTTGTACTTTGATTCAAGATTTTTATCCTTAATCAGACAAAGAATCTCCGCTTCAAGAGGATGAAGTCCCTGAAGAATATTAATGAACATTGTCTCTCTACGAAGAGAACTCAAACCATCATTACCACCTTTTATAAAATTATAAAATTTTTCATACTCTTTTCTAATACTAGATCTACCTTGATCTTGTGAACCCAAAGATGTGGAATTTAATTCGGTCATCATCCCAACCGCATCTTTAATTTTTTCACTAATAGTTCCACTAAAAGAATTTTGTTCTCCAACACTGGCGTATGGAACTTCTCCAGGAGGAAGAACAGAAATTACACTATCATCAAAGTTCCAAATAAAAATAGCCTTCAGTGAAGGATGTTCATATTCACGTAGAACTTCAATTTTTTTTACATTAGTTCTTTGTTTTGATACAAGATTTAAAACTTCAAACGCAAAAGGATTTGCGGCTAATTTTTTAGTCTCTTCATTCAATTTTTTTGTTTTTGTCGTTGTCATAAAATTTACAGAATAATTAATAACAATTTTAATATATTTAGATATTATTCATCATCTTCTTCTTCGTCATCATTAAAATATCCTTCTTCAAATCTTACTGCCACAACTTCATCCGCAACAACATTTCCGTGCTCATCAAAAAATTCAGGATGTAGTTTTGGAGTATCTTGATAATTCATCATATATTCTCTGGCAACCCAACCAGTCACAAGACCCACTATGAGAAACAATACGGTTAGAAAGGAACCGAAAACTAAACTAACTGCTAACATTTCTTTTTCTCCGGGAAACTACTTTTTTCTTCCTTGACTTTAAGGAAAATTCAAAATAGATAGTTACTTCCCGATTCAGAAAGCAAACTATCTTCTCAAATATGAGATGGAATGGTTGAGTCTGCTTTCTTTTTCCTCCATTAAGAATTAGTTCAATTCCACGATTTAAATGATGCTCAGTTTTATTTATGTTAGGATTTAATGATTTGTTGTTCTTTAAGAAATCTGATTGTTTCAACTGATCCTCCTATTTTTTTGTCATTGCAAATAACTTGTGGAAAAGTTGATCCCTCACCAAATTCCGCATAAAATTCATCTCTAGTAAAATGTTCGTCTAAAGTATAAACTACAAAATTATTTCCAGTTAATTCCAATACTTGTTTGACTTTATAACAATATGGACAATTTTGTTTAGAATATATCGTAAAGTTCATTTTTTATGTGCAATATTTACAGTTATTATTTAATTATATCATGGGCATGATGAGACCTATGACCATTAGCAAGAACATAATGAAAAAATATTTGATGATAATATAAACCATCTTTTTCTACTTTTTTACCATACCAAGTTCTTTTATATTCAAAAGGCATAGGATCTCTCCAATGAGGTCTTTCACAACCTTTATAAATCATTCCATCTCCAGCAGATAAAATCACAGAACGATTTTCTCCTTTTTCAATAATTTCACTTTTGCTAGAATCATTGTAAATATCTGGAGTTTTAATCCAAATTGGCCATGGTTCCTGGAGATTGGTTCCTATATGAACTGTCACGGAAATTTCACAAGCATCTCGGTCTGCATGACGTTTCAGTGCCTGTCCTGGAAAATAAAAACGATCATAATAATAAGTATTATAAAGTTTACTACCAATAATTTTTTCTAACTTTAAACGAATACCAGAGTGTATTGTGCGATATTGTGGGTGCCAATAACATGCAAGAGATCCTTCTACCTGCATTTCAAGTGGAATATAATCATACTGATTTAATTTTTTACCCCAGTAATTCATTTGTCCCCTTTCTTTTGGAAGAGGGCGATAAAGTTCTTGAACGTCCCATAAGTCTTTTACAACAAGGTATCCGTCTTTTTCAAATTGTTCGTTGTTTGTTTTTGAAGTTCCAGCATTGAGTCTTTCCTGAAAGAGTAACCTTTCTTCTGTCATTTGTTCTGCCATATTATTTCCACCTCGGTCCAACTACCCAACCGACAAGACTCTTACGAGTTCCTTTAGTCACCTTAAGAACACGGTGTTGAGTTCTTGAATCAAATACAATCACTGTTCCTTTTTTTCTTGGAACAAAATAAGATTTACCATCCTCACCAAGTAATTGGAGATTTCCACCTTCATAATCATCAGGATCCGAAAGTTGAACCACAAAAGAAAGTTTTCTTACAAGTTCAAGATTCTCATTCAAATAATCTTGTGCTCTTCCTTCATGATGATTCCCAACAGATACTGGTTTATACTGACCAGAAATTCCTGCATCATTGTGCCATCCATAAAATTCACCAACATCATATTGAGTGAATTGCATAGATTCACCATCAATATTTCTTATATCATAAAGAAAGTTTTCACGATTTGCTCTTTCTACATAATGCCAAACAAATCCTGCCGTCCAGTGGTATGTTGGAACCCAGGCATTTTTTGAATTTCTTTTATCCCTATTGAGAGCATCTCCCATTAATTTGGAGTCTCCCATTTGATTTTGGAAATTAAAAGTTAAATCTTCTTCAATTGTTTCTACAATTTTTTCGGGAATTTCACTAAAATACCAAATTGACTGAAATGCCAAAATATTCATCTCCTATACTATAATCATTTTCAATTATACACGATTTAAAAAATAAAATCAATCTCCTACGTTTTCTTCTAAAACTTTAGGTTCTGGAGTAACTAAAACCCAATTTGGAGATGGTTCTTCTACCCAAATATAATAACTTTCAGTTTTTCTCTCTTCTTCCGTAAGTTCTGGTTCTGGAATAGGAGGTTCCCACAAAAAATCTTGAGTATTCAAAACCCAAGAAGGATATGGTTTTTGATGATAAAAAACATCATATTCTTCATCATAAACCATTCCAGGACCTGCATATCTACATCTAAAACTGTTACTGTATGATGTCTGTTTCCAAATACAATTTGGAGTTCCTCTCAATCCTCTACAAATATTCTGTCCAATCTCCTCACTTTCGTTTCCATCAGAATCAAGAATGTCATGATTACCCACAAAAACAGTCTCAATTACAACATTATTTTCATCAAGTCTTACAAAGTGTGCCATTTTAATCTCCTCTACTAATGATATTTTTCCATCTAATTATAACAAGTCCAGAACCACCTTGTCCACCATTACCAAAACTACTATTAAGAACCCCTCCTCCTCCACCACCAGTATATTTAGTTCCAGGAGCAGCAAAATGTTGTAAAGGACCAGGACTTATCGGACTACTTCCCGATCCACCTCCACCGACTCCGCCAGCGCCGCCGCCACCGGTGCCGCCGCCGCCGCCACCGCCGCCGCCAACATAACGTCCTGGGGCATATGATGGTGGCGAAGGAGCTCCATAAGTTGTTGGTATTCCACGGTCACCAGCAAAAATGGCAACTCCATCACCACCTGCACCACCAGTAGTTGGAGTTCTAGCACTTAATCCTTGTCCACCAGCACCTCCTCCTCCAGATCCAACATTGGTACCATGAGCTGGTTCTGGAGATGGTGGAACAGAACCATTAGATCTTCCACCAGGATATCCTTGAGGTTGTAATGGTGCTGGTATACTAAGTGCTCCATTTGGTGTTTGACGATTTCCTAGACCTAGGTCATTAGGTCCCCACGATCCACCACCACCAGAAGCACCATTACCACTAGTACCAAGCAAATAAGGATATCTAGACCCTCTTCCACCACCATAGGCAGTTAGTGCTATACCAGTTAATGGAAATGGTCTTCCTTGTATAGAAGATGGAAATCCAAATCCAGGCTCTTCTGCAGACCCACCACCACCAATATCTACATAATAAGTTCCAACAACAAAGGTTTCCCCATATCGGTGTAAAACTCCACCCGCACCACCACCACCTCCAGTATAATTAACTAATCCTGGATTAGTAGCATCAACTCCGCCACCAGCACCGCCACCACCAACTATACACACATCAATTTTACCAGATCTATTGACTGTAAATTGACCAGGTGATCTAAAGGCAATATAACTAAAGTCACCCGATGTCCAAGTTTCAGTTGAGGTCGAAGTAACGGCAACTCCTATAGTATTCGCACCTTCACGTGCATATCTTGAAGATGAGGAAGCATTTCCAGATTTTTTGAAAGATTTAAATGGGGACATTATTAATCATCGAGTATTGTTCTATATCTAATTATAACAAGTCCTGGGGCGCCCGATCCACCAAAGCCCTGTGCGGTTCTATATCCACCACCACCACCGCCACCAGTATAAATGGTTGCGGCACTACCTTGGAAAATGGATGGCGAGGGAGGATTAATATATCCCCCAGGTCCACCTCCACCTACACCACCAACATTTAGATTAGAATATGGAGTAGTTGTATTTCCGCCACCACCACCACCGGCGACATAACGTCCTGGAGCATATGTTCCTGGAGCAGAAGTTCCATAAGTTGTTGTTATTCCAGCGTCTCCAGCAAAAATACGTTCTCCTGCACCACCGATACCACCGTATATTGGACCTCCAGAGTTACCAGCTTCGGCGGCACCACCACCGCCACCACCGCCGCCCAAGCCACCTGGATCAGTGGCAGAAGTCCCTCCGGGATATCCCTGAGGTTGTAATGGTGCTGGTATTGACGGAGAAGGTGGTGCAGCTGTAATATTTCCAGCACCGCCGACGTCTCCATTGAATCCACCACCACCAGAAGCACCATTACGACCGGCAGGGAATCCCCATCCTGCGCCACCACCTCCACCATAGGCAGTTAGTGCTATACCGGTACCAGGACTAACTATGCTGGAAGGAGTTCCTTGTACTCCATTCCCTGAGGCGGACGGACGAGTTCCTCCTGCACCACCGCCACCAATAGTTACAATATATGTACCTTCGGCAAAGGTTAAATCGTATTGTTGCAATAAACCACCCGCACCCCCTCCTCCTGCGCCGCCGTAGGCACTAGGTGTTGTTGATGGCTCATTCCCTTGCCCACCGCCTCCTCCACCACCAACTATACACACATCAATTTTACCAGATCTATTGACTGTAAATTGACCAGGTGATCTAAAGGCAATATAACTATAAAGACCAGATGACCAGGTTTCAATTGAGGTCGAAGTAACGGCAACTCCTAGTGTACTTTTTCTCTTCAATAAGTATTTTGAAGAAAGACTAGTGAGGCTTAATTTAGAACTTTTAAAAGGACTCATAATTTATACCTCCTTATCACCTAAAACTATGACATTAATTGGATTAGTTGCCGTTCCACCATTGAAAGTTCCTTCATTAAAAACTCGAATACTATCACCAGTAGCTTCCAGCGTAATTGGATAATTTGGTTCAAATGTAAATGTATCATCTGGTTCCAACGATCCTCTGAAAATTCTATTCGAAGAAGTTGGAGTTCCTGCACTACCTCCACTATTTGGAACGACATAAATTTGAACCTGTTGTGTCAGGTTTGTATTTGCTGTTCCAACGGTTGCATTATGTACGACTATTGATTTTACATATACTTTTTTATTGTCAGCAACCGTCACAATTCCAACAGTGTTTCCTGCTCCGACAACAGTTGGAAATCCTAAACTACCTCTTGATAATGGCATGTTAATTAATTCTCTCTTTTTTTATTTATTTAGTATTAACCACCAAAAAGCATATTATCTAACAAATCACTGGTTAAAACAACACCAGTCAAATTTGTCCCATCTCCATAAAATGCTGTAGCACTTATAATCCCGACGCTTCCACCATACATTGTGATTGCCGTACCGACATTCACAACATTAGAAGAAGGATTTGATGATAGTAAATCTCCTGATGTTAGCTCTCCAGTTTCCCTTGTCTTTCCCATAAAAAACCAGTCTATTTAAACTTATTTATATTATGCACCAAAAAGCATGGCATCTAAAGTTATATCAGATGCTGTTATTCCAGTCAACAAAGATCCATCACCAGAAAATTTAGTTGCATATAATGTACCTGTTGCAGAATCAAAATAAAATCCAGTATTTGTTTTTGGTGCCTGATTACCAGTTGCAGTTGTTACGAATACAGGATAGCAAGTAGTATCAGAAGCTTCATTAGAAACATTTACATTGTTGGCATTAGTTGCCGTGGTTGCAGTTCCTGCACTAGTTGCATTAGTTGCATTGGATGCTGTTCCTGTTAGATTACCAGTTACATTGCCAGTTACATTGCCAACAAAACCTCCAGTTGCAGTGACTATTCCAGTCGCATTAATACCCTGAGTTAATGTGACTTTTGTGGCATCAATATTTTGAGTACCAAATGACCCTGTGCTTGGGTTAAAGGTTAATCCGGATGATGATACTCTTGCTGTACTGATACTTCCAGATGTTACATCGGTAAATGTAATATATCTTGTCGCATTTGTTGTTTCGTTTACAACTGTTGTATCTATTGTATTTACTGAAAGAGTTGCATATGAAATAAATTCAAGAACATCATTTACCGTTGCTGGAGTTGCAAGGACAACCGTACTACCAGTGGTTGCAGTAAATTCTGTAGAATCTAATTTTGAACCATTTAAATAAACATCAACATATCCAACATCATAAGAAACACTGAATGAAGTTTGGCTTGCAGTTGCAACCGTTCTTGTAACCGAACGTGTTGTTGTATAATTTGGATTACTATAAACTCCAAGGAAGAAAGAAACAACATCAATAATATCATTAGCAGTTGCTCCAGAAGTTAAGACTACAGTGCTTCCATCAGTCGCTGTAAATTCTGCAGATTCTTGTAACTTAGATCCATTTAAATAAACATCAACATAACCAGGCGTATAACCGTTAGTTATTGTAAATGTAGTTTGATTACTCGTTGCCGTAAATGATTGAGACCTTCTTTCGGTTCCCCGAATGTCAATTGATGCTATTGATGTTCCAGAATCATAAGATACTGATGTGATTCCACTTCCAGTAAAATCTAAAGTGTTTATCGTGACACCTGAAGCAATAACAGTTCCATCAGATTTAATTCCCGTTAAACCTCCCCCACCACTAACCCAAGTTACACCAGTCCCAGTTGATTGGAGAACTTGTCCAGAAGTTCCGCTTGTATTTGCTAATCCTACATAAAGACCCCCACTAATTCTCAAATCCCCATTAACATGTAAAGTTTGTGTTGGGTTTGTAGTTCCTATACCAACAGAACCAATTCCACTAATTACAAAAGGAGTTGAATCTGGATTTGCAGAATCTTCAACTACCAGAGCATTACCAGTTCCAAGTTGAGTGATTCTTAAAGCATTAGAAGAACTATTAGCTGATATAGTAGAAACACCAGCATTGATTTGTCCAACGAATGTTGTTGCTGTAACAACACCAGAAACCTTTGCGTCTCCTACAACATCAAGACGGGAGGTTGGTGACGTAGAGTTGATACCAATATTTCCAGTGGTATTTTGTACAACTAGTCTCCAAACAGCAGCAGTATTATCATAAATTCCACCACCCGTTATTGCAGTGTTTGCACCAAAAATATAAGAAGATCCAGAAGTAGGAGTAACTACAAATGATGGTGCAGCAGTACCAAAAATTCTAACATTACCACCAAAAACATCAAGTTTTGTTGTTGGGATTGTAGAACCAATTCCAACTCTTTGTGTATTGTTATCAATGACAAACCAAGGGGCACCAGAATTGTAACCTTCAAATCTTTGTAATTGTTCTGAACTACGGGTTATTTGGAATAGATTTCCACCACCAGCACCAGAATCATTTATTCCTTGCCAATAATACTTTTCAGAATCTACACCAATGTTCCAATTTCTACTATTTGCAGAAGCATCAAGTTCAGTATATCTTATAAGTGGGATATTATTTTGTATATGAAGTGGGGCTACTGGATTTGTGGTTCCTATACCCACATTACCTGAATTATTAACAACAAAAGGAGATACATCAGGGTTTGCAGAATCTTCAACAACTAGAGCATTACCAGTTCCAAGTTGAGTAATACGAACCATATCACTTGATGTGGTTCCAGAGAATAGTCCAGCAATACCAGTAGATGTTGGAACTACATTTAAAGTATTATTAAAAGTAGAAACACCAGAAACATTAAGTTGTCTAGAGAATAATGTTGTTCCAGTGACGGTAGTGATTCCAGCAAAAGTAGAAACACCAGAAATACTTAATTGAGTAGCGGATAGTCCTGCTGTTGTGGTAATACCTAGAGTTGAGACACCAGCATTGACCTGACCGCTGAATGTCATTGCGGTTACAACACCAGAAACTCTGGCATCACCAATAACATCCAATTTTGTTGACGGAATAGTCGACCCTATACCAACTCTCTGATTTGGATTATTAATTGCAAACCATGGAGAACCGGCAAAATATCCCTGAAATTCTTGAATTAAATTTCCACTTCTGGTTAATACAAATCTCGATCCTCCGCCAGTCCCAGCATCATTAAATGCTTGCCAAGAAAATTCTTGGTCATTTGCACCAAAATTCCATATTCTGTTATCTGCAGTTGCATCAGTTTCTACATATCTAACTCTTGCATTCGATGCTTCAATATGCAATATATTTTGTGGATTTGTAGTTCCAATACCAACAAAACCACTAGAATCAATTACAAATGGTGTCGCATCAGGGTTTGTAATATCTTCAACTACAAGAGCATTACCATTACCAGTTTGAGTAATTGTTAATGCACTAGAAGGGTTAGAAACTGATATAGTTACAATGCCAGAAATATTAGCACCCGAAGAAGATATAATTTGATTAAAGTTTCCGGATGTTGCTGTTAAGACACCAGATACATTAATATCATTTCCAGAAATAGTAACTCCCGAACCTACCGAAACACTAGTATCAACTGTTGCTGTTCCATAAATTCTTGTACCAGATTTAAGTTTTGCCATTTCTTATGCCTGTGCCTCCGTCCAAGAAAGTCTACCCAATACATCAACATTTCCAGTTGCTGCTAAGTTAGTAACAACAAATGTAAGTACATCGGGACCATCAGGGTAAATTTGAGTATTAGAAGTTGTTCCACCACCACCAAGAATTGAATTACCAAGGTCACGAAGTCCTTTAAGATCAAGTCTGTCAGTACTACTTACATAGAAACCTGCAATTGTTTCACCTCCAGAAACTGTTGTTGATCCTCCCGCATAGTTTGCAATCTGGGCAAGAGAGGAGTTTACTGCACCAGCAACATTACCAACAGCATTTGTCCAGTTCGTTGTTGATGATGGTGTTCCATTCAAAACCGCAGTAAGTAGCAAATTACCAGTACCACCACGAATTGAAATACCAATACTATCTAATGTCAATTGAAGTCTATTAATTAATTCTCTTGTACCAAATGCACCAGCAATTCCATTATCAACAGATGGTGCAACACGAATTGAGAACAATGCTTTAGATGTACCATTAGTAATTTGAGTTGTAGTAGTTTGTCCAAATGTAAAGATCAAAGATTTATCATCATCAAATCTTCCATCCATAATCACCGATGTACCCCAGTGTGAAATGGCAGGTCCATAGGTTGGGAAAGCAAGTTCAACAGCGGCAGGGTTTGTTGCAGAAATTGTGAATGATGATCCAGAAGTTCCTGTTCCCATTGGAGGAATAATAACAGTTGGGTTTGTTGATGTTGCCCCCTGACTCAACGTGATTGTTCCAGTACCGATAGAACTAATAAATGTTCCTTCTGGGAATCCTCCAATAACTCTTTGTCCAACTTGAAGGTTTGTTGTAGTTGCCGTCGCCACATTTACGCCAGATGCAACAGTTAATGCCAGTGAGGTACTTCCAGATCTTGCGCGAGTGACGCCTGTAAGTGCAGTTGTGCCAATACCAGCATAATTGACATATTCATACGTTGAAGAATCTCTAATTAATACCGTTCCGGAAGGTGGGAATCCTACCGTACTTGCAATACCAATTACTGTTTGGGTAGCATTTATTGAAGAAGTAAGTTTTGTTGTTGGAGGTCTACTTTCAGATTCGTAACGTCCAGGTAAGTTTCCTGAGCGCATATATGATTCATTATTTACATTATTATTAATAATCTTATGACAATAAATCACATCACCAGTTGCTCCCCTGAGTCCCCAACGAATAAATCCAGCACCATACCAAGAGTAGTCAATATAAAACATCTGCATCTTGGTGAGATCTAGATTATATCCAGAAGGACCAGTGCCATCACACTTATCAAGATTCCATTGAGATTGTGGAACTCTGGTTTCTGTTGTTTTGGATATAATTACATAATCTGAAGTTGCTCCTCTGTATGAAGGAGAAATTGTCATTGAAGTGTCACTTGCAATATCAATCACACGATACGATTGACCACGAAGAACAATAAAGTCTCCAATATCTAATTGTTTTGAGAAATATGTTGGGAATGATGCGTTTGTTTGTGATATTGTATTTTGACCATTAGTTGCAGTAACTTTTCCAGAGAGTTGGAATGTTGAACTTCTACGAACTGCATAAAGTTGTTGTCCATCAAACTCAAAGAAAAGACCATTTTGTGAATCAAAAATTCCAAGTCTGTTTACACACCCATACCAAGAACTAACTGATGCACTATAAGTTCCAGATGCTGGTGTTGCCGATGGTGTTGATAGTGCAGTATATTGGAAAGTATTGTATCCAGTGATATTGGTAATTGTAAATGTTCCATTATATGCGGTTTCATTTGCACCAGAAACTGTAACAACTGTTCCTGGTTGAATATTGTGCTGTTCTTTTGTCTTAACAGTAACTGTAGTTCCCGAAGAAGTTATAGAATCAAGTTGCAGATTTGGTTTTAGAATTGTACCAGAACTGACCTGAATACCTTTACCAGACTGATAACGGAAGTATCTTCTTGTTTGGCGTATTGCATTCTCAAAATTAGCATTCGCATTACTTGAGAAGATAACTCCACCATCAAATGGTCTATGCAAAAACTGTCCTTGTGGTCTTACAAAAATTCTTCCACCTGTTGGGTTTGCTGTTGGTGCAGTTATTGTATAATAAGTAAATTGTGTGTTACTGTTAATTCTAGCGACGGCAAAGGATCCATTTGCTACTGCTGTTGAAGTTCCAACAATTGCAACCTCATTTCCAATTGCAAGACCGTGAGGAACTGTTGTGGTTACAGTAACTGCAGTTCCAACATTCCATGCAAATGATGGTGTTGTTCCAATTCCAGCATTTGTATAAGTTGTACCACTAAAAATACCAGTTTTATTTGGGTCTAAAAGATTGGTAATTGATGTTGTATTTGATGCTCTTGCAGTATAAGTGAATAATGTACTTCCCGCTCCACTGACACTTTCTACAATAAAATTGCCATTTGCAATGGAAAGATAGGTGTCCTGAACAGTAATTGCAGTTCCAACACCAGGAGCTGCAGCTTGCAGTCCAACTGTAACTGTTCTTGAGTTTGTTGGCATTTGAATGTAGTTAATCGTCGCAACACCTACAGGAGATGAGAATGCGAATGGACGATTATTAATCAAAGTAAGATTTTCCCACTTGGTAATCTGAGTACCATATTCAAAGTCAGTATCAATCAGTGCCTGTGGTTCTGATACTCTAAACTTATTTACAGGATCAACATAACTTTCAGAAGGAGTAAACTTCTCATCATACTCATCTACAATGATTTGAAGTTTATCTGTACTGCTCATTGAAGCAGTATTGTAATTTAATACGACTGTGGTTGTATTCGTACCACCAGAAGTTGAGACCGTATAAGTATTTGCTTTTAAATTAGCATCAGAAAAATTATAGATTACCGTGTTCGTCGTTACATTTGTAATAAGTATCAGTCTCTCTCTTGGCACTGCGCGAGGAATGACAACAGTGTTTGTAGAAGGAGTAAATGTATATCCAGTTTCCAGTATTGCCTTTCTTGCCATAATTAATTGATACCTTTTTTATATTTATGTGTTAGTAAATAGATGTGATTTCATCAATTTCATTATAAACAATCACAGATTTATCAGTATTGTGTCTCATTAATGTTCCTTGACCTGGTCCATATAAGACACCAGCAAATTCATCATATACAGGGTCATAAGGTGGAAAAACATTTGCCGTAATTGTCGTTACTCCAACATTTTCGGCAAATTCTGATGCATAGAAACTTCCAGTAGATAATTGACTAATACTTACATTATTTTCAGTAGTTTCATCAAATTCTCCAACAAAAAGCATCGAACCATATTGATCTAGTCTTCCGAGTACTCCTGATACTGGCATAATCTTATCCTGCTACAAAGTCCAAACTATTTGTGGTTGAATTATATTGTATATAGAAGTTTGTGGTTCCAGAGGTTCCACCAAATCTCATTTTATTAGTAGACTGAATTCTTGCATCACCACTTATATCAACGTCAAATGATGGATTTGTAGTTTTAATACCAACTCTTTGAGATGTATCAATTCTTAGTGCTTCGGTAGCTAAAGTTCCGAAAATTAATGGAGAACCTCCATTAGTATAAATTAAACCATAACTTGTATTTTGAAATGCTAAAGCTCCACCACTTGCAAATGGAATTGAACCTAGTACGTTTCCAGCAGTAGAAGTTCCAAAATTTCTAATTCCAACTCCTTTATATGAAGGGGTTGAGAACCAATCGTTATCAACTGACCAAACAGAAGATTCTCCAGTGGTATCTTTATTTCTTGCAAAAATTATTGCACTACTAAGATTTACATCCAATCCATTATTTCCAATAACCCCACCAAATGGATTTGTGGTGCCTATGCCAACATTACCACCTCCACTAATTACAAAAGGAGTTGAATCTGGATTTGTGGAATCTTCAACTACAAGAGCATTACCAGTTCCAAGTTGAGTGATACGAACCATATCACTTGATGTGGTTCCAGAGAACAATCCAGCGATACCAGTAGATGTTGGAACTACATTTAAAGTATTATTAAAAGTAGAAACACCAGAAACATTAAGTTGTCTAGAGAATAATGTTGTTCCAGTGACTGTAGTAATACCAGCAAACGTCGAGACTCCAGAAACACTTAATTGAGTAGCAGATAATCCTGCTGTTCTGGTGATACCAAGTGTTGTAATTCCCGAAACATTAAGTTGTCTAGAGAATAATGTTGTTCCAGTGACTGTAGTAATACCAGCAAACGTCGAGACACCAGAAATACTTAATTGAGTAGCAGATAATCCTGCTGTTGTGGTAATACCTAGAGTTGAGACACCAGCGTTGACCTGACCGCTGAATGTCATTGCGGTTATGACACCAGAAACTCTGGCATCACCACTTACAGTTAATCTAGAAGTCGGATTTGTGGTTCCTATACCAACATTAGAAAGTGTATGAATACCTGCTGATGTTTGTACCCAATAACTTTCACCTCCACCTCCTCCGGTAACAGAAGCATTGATTGTTACTTGTCCTGTAGATCCGGAAATAGTTACATTAGTTCCAGCAACAATAGAAGTTACAATATCTGTTAAGTTAGAACCAGAACCACTAAATGAAGTTGCTGTTACAACACCACTGAAATTTCCATCACCACTTACAGTTAATTTAGAAGTCGGATTTGTAGAACCAATGCCAATATTTCCTACTGCAGTTGCGGTTAGAACAGTTCCACCAATACCTACTTCTAGCCCGCGTTTTACCCTAAAGTTCTGGTCTGCCAAGGTTCACTATCCCCTATGGTTCTTTTTATCTATTTATCAAACCACAATGGTAGTAAAACTAATCTTAAAGGTTGTTGAAGAAGAACTTGCAGGTGTAGCAAGTAATCTTATATTTGCACCGGAAATATCAACATCATAACTTGCAACGGTTGCATTATTATAGACAGTCCCATATTCAGTCAGATAAGCATTTGTGCCGTCATGAACTACAAGTATCTTTGTAGTATGGAAGTTAGTTCCTTCAACTGCCTGAACAAGATACTCAACGGAACGATACTGGTTTCTTGAAATAGTATGAATTACAGTCTGAGATGTTGCAGTTGTTGTTGCGGTCGCAGATCCGTTTCTGGTTGAAGTCGTATCATAATTTGTTGCTGTTACAGCACCAATAACTAAAGTATCACCAATAACATGAAGAGTTGATGTTGGATTTGTGGTTCCAATACCAACAGAACCAGAAGTATTAAT